AACCATTCACGATTTAGAAAAACTTGTAAGAGATTTTCAAGTTGACTGTCACGATGGATTTGTCAGTAATGACAATTCGTATATTGAAGAATGGCTTAGAAAGCATGAACGAATAGAAAAGAAATAAATCATGAATATCATATTAACTATTTTAGTACTTTATATAATTGGTGTAGCTTTATACACAGTTATAGTTAGAAATGACGCAATGCACAAATATAGTCCACACACACAAAGATTTTTGATATTGTAAAAGAAGGGCTAGTCGGAATGGGTATAGGATTTTTAATCTGTGGATTAATACTTTCTATTATTTATGGTATTTGTCATTTCATTTCATGATAATTACTTTTTTTACTGAAAGAATCGCAATATCTTAGATTGTTGCGATTTTTTTATTTCATAATATTTATGAAATATGAGTACATACGGTATAGATTATCCATTTAGGGATAGTGCAATTGGAAATTATGTAAAATTAACATCTACTCCTGAAAGAGAAGTGAGAGCAAATCTTATACATCTACTATTAACAAGAAAGGGTAGTAGATATTTTTTACCTGACTTTGGTACTAGACTATACGAGTATATTTTTGACCAAAACGATATTGTTACATTTAATCATATAGAGGATGAAATAAGAGAGGGCGTAAGAAAATATATACCGAACTTGGATATAAATTCAATAAAAGTAATGTCAGCTGAAGATGATCCAGAAAATTCACCAACACCTAGCGAAGAAGAGGATTCTAGATTATTCAGGGTTTCAAATGATTCTGCAAAACCATATACAGCAAAAGTCAAAATAGATTATACAGTTAATAATGGAGCGTTTTCAACATCAGATTTTGTAATAATTAACATTTAATATGTCAAAAGGAATATCATATGCAACAAGGGATTTTGCCAGCCTTAGAGATGAACTAGTCAAGTTAACAAAGCAATACTATCCCGATTTAATTTCCAACTTTAATGATGCCTCAATTTATTCAGTTCTGTTGGATTTAAACGCTGCTGTAGCGGACAATTTACACTTCCATATTGATAGAGTATGGCAGGAAACAATGTTGGACTTCGCTCAGCAAAGACAATCATTATTTCATATAGCTAAAACATACGGAATTAGATTACCAGGTACAAGGCCATCCGTTGCATTGTGCGATTTTAGTATAAATGTTCCTGTTAGGGGTGATAAAGACGATGAAAGATATGAAGGTATATTAAAAGCTGGATCCCAAGTTTCTGGCGGTGGACAGGTTTTTGAAGTTATTGAGGATATTGATTTTTCTAGTCCATTCAATAGTGCAGGAGAATCAAATAGATTAAAGATTCCAAATTTTGACAACAATAATAAACTTATTTCATATACAATCACAAAAAGAGAGGCTGTTGTTAATGGCGTAACAAGAATATATAGAAAAGTTATTACCGATCTAGACCAAAAACCATTTTTAAAACTATATCTTCCTGAACGTAATGTTTTAGGAGTAACATCAGTTATTCATAAAGACGGTACAGGATATGGCGCGAATCCAACATCTGACGAGTTTATGACATCAGCAAACAGATGGTATGAAGTTAAATCATTAATTGATGATAAAGTTTTTATAGAAAATCCAACATCAGTTTCGGATAGTGATAATTTTAAAGCAGGAGATTATGTTGATGTCACCAAGAAATTTACAACCGAATATACCCCTGAAGGATACTTTCAATTAACCTTTGGTTCTGGAAATGTGGATCCAATGGATAATTTGGATGAGTATATGACTGGAAGTATGCAAGTTAATTTAGCAAGATTCTTAAATAATATGTCATTAGGCGAAATTCCTAAGTCCAATACAACATTGTTCGTAAAATATCGTGTTGGAGGGGGTAAAGCAACAAATATAGGAATTAATGTAATAACAACGATGGATTCCTACGAAATTATAATAAACGGCCCAAACGCCTCTATAAACACTCAGGTAAGTCAATCGATAAGAACCAGTAATATAACTCCTGCTATTGGTGGAGCAGATGCCCCAACAATTGAAGAAATAAGAAATATGATTGCGTATAATTTTGCTGCACAAAATAGAGCTGTTACTTTGAATGACTATAAATCATTAATCGAAACCATGCCCGCAACATATGGAGCGCCAGCAAAAGTAAACGTAATGGAAGAAGATAATAAGGTTAGGATTAAATTATTGTCTTATGATGAAAATGGAGCTTTGATCGACACGGTTTCCAATACATTAAAAAATAACGTTTTAAATTATCTTTCCAATTATAGAATGTTAAATGATTATTTGGATATTCAAAGTGGCGAAGTAATTGACATGGGATTAGAAATCGATTTAGTTGTTAATAAAAATGAAAATTCAACTGAAATTCTAAAAAATGTTATAGAACAAACAATATCATTTTTCTCAATAAATAAAAGGAAAATGGGTGATCCATTATTGGTGGGAGATTTAAAAAGAGAAGTTGGTAACGTTGCTGGCGTTGTAAACGTGGTAGACATCAGAGTTTATAACAAAATAGGGGGTAATTATTCATCCTCAGAAGTTGCTCAATCATATGTAAACAATGATACGAAGGAGATTCAACAGTATGATAGTACGATATATATGAAGTCAAATCAGATATTCCAAATCAGATTTCCTAATACTGATATTAAAATCAGAACAAAAACTCTCACTTCGACTACATATTAATTTGTTTTTTGTTTATCTTATAGAAAATAGATAGGATCCTATTTATATTAGTAAGATTATGCAGAAACATAGAATATACACAAACATAGGAAGAGATCAAAAGGTTAATGTCGAAATCAAACAGGATTTTGATATTATGGAGATTCTTTCCTTAAAATTTTCACAGAAAGACATTTATGCGTCTGGAAGTTGTTCTGAATATGGCGTTGTGGTTGGACGCGTATCAGCCAATAATGGATATGGAATACCTAATGCTAAAATTTCAATTTTTATTCCACAGGAAGACCTTGATGCCGAAGATCCTGTTATTTCAGCTTTATATCCATACACATCAATAACTGATAAGGATCAAGATGGCTATCGTTATAATTTATTACCACAAAGACAACAACATCCAGGTCATGCTCCAACAGGAACATTCCCTGACCAACAGGATATTTTAACAAGAGAAGAGGTTCTTGAGGTATTTGAAAAATATTTCACTTTTACTGTTAAAACAAATAGTTCTGGAGATTTTATGATTTGGGGCGTTCCAGTCGGAACACAAACATTACATGTCGATATTGATTTATCTGATATAGGTTGTTTCTCACTTCGACCATACGATTTCATTAAAAAAGGATATGGAGTTGATGATTTTGAAAGATATTATAAATTTAAATCAAGTAGTGATATTGATGGTTTACCACAAATTGTTGCTTTTGATAAAACAATAGACGTTTATCCATTTTGGGGTAATGAAGAATTATGCGAAATAGCTATCACAAGAACAGATTTTGATTTATCTGAAAGAAATATCAAAATAGAACCTGTGGCTTTAATATTAGCATCATCAGTAACAGATGATAATAGTGATGCTGTAAAAAGAAATGGAAAAATTAGGACAAAAACAGGATACAAGTGTAATTTACAAACGCAAAATGGAACAATTGAATGTGTTCGTTATACTGGACGAAGCGTTTATGGATCTGATGGCGTAACAAAATATCCCGAACTAGAATATTTCAATATTACCGAAACCATTGATGATAATGGGTCAGTTATGGCAGCTTTTCCAATGAACATGGAATATGTTTATACGAATGAGTTTGGTGAAGAAGAAGTAACAAATGATCCCAATAAAGGAATACCAACCACCGCTATAGCAAGATTTAAACTTGGTTTGAGTTTTGAGTCCCACAAACATGCTGTTGCAAAATATCTTGTACCAAATATAAGAGAATTTAATCCAAATGCGTCAGGCTCACATAGTTTGAACGAATATAGTGAAGGTATGTTAGCATCATACCAATTTTCTGATGTTTTTGAAGAATATATTTCAGTTACTCCGCCAATAAGTGGTATGACGCTAGATTCGACAAATTACGATGCTTCTGTTAAGGCTCATAAGAAAGATTTAATGTTAGGCACTAATAATGGAGGTATACCTGAAGATTATTTTTATAAATTCATTTATGGTAAAGTTTATACTGTATCCTCATTTCAAGGTACACATTATGAAACATCGAGAAGAGATGCGTTTTTAGGCATCAAGCAAATAAGACCAAATGTTGAAGAAGATTGTGCATCAAGTACAAATTATTTTCCAACAAATTTCGCTTTCAAAAACAGAACAAAATTTGCATTATTATTGGCTCAAGTTATTTTGTTTGTTCAATTTGTTTTTGCAACTATATTAATAAAATTTGCTGAAATATTTGGAAAGTTTTTATGGGGTGTCGGTCAGGTATTATATAATATAGGTATTGGCAGATGGAGACCATTTAGAAGAATTTCTCAGAGATTTCAAGATGCTGCATATCGTGTTCAAGATAGATTTACTAAAGTTTTACCATTAACAATATATCCCGATTGTGAAGAATGTACAAGTGATGATGCTACCCAAATAGTTGATTCAGCTTATGCTAATGATTATTGTAGAGTAGGTGAATTTAAGGTAAAAGTTTATGGTCATGATGATAGATATGTATATCTTTATGGAGATGATACATTAACATCACTTATTTATCACATAAGCACAGGTGATACAAGCTTTTTGGGTTCAGGAATGCCTGGTGATCCAAATAATATATTTCCTGGAGATACAGCAAAAGATGGAGAAGGATTATGTTCTGGAACCACATCCCCAACTTATGTTCAATTATATGATGGAACTGTTAATACAGCTACTATAACACCAGAACCACCTGATACTCGTACAACAAGATATTTTGCTGAGATATATTCATGGAAAGA